AAATACAGGTTCAATATAATTCTGGTGGATACACCGATGTTATCAGTACTTCTGTTAGCGGTAGAACAGCAGATGCTTATGCCAGAGATCATAGGATAAATATTACGGGTGCTTTTCCTGTAGATGTAAGAGTAGTTCGAGTTACGGCTGATAGTACAGAAGCTAATAGAGTTAATGCTTTCCAATTTACTAGCCTTCAAGAGGTTATAGATAATAGTTCAACCTATGCCAATAGTGCTTATGTTGCTCTTCGTTTAGATAGTAAGCAGTTTAATCGTATTCCCACAAGAAAATATCGTATTAGAGGAGTAAAAGTAAGAATACCAGGAGCAGGAGCTTCCAGTTCTGGTACTCCAACTGTGGACAATGCTACGGGCAGGATAGTGTACCCAAGCGGATATATTTTCAATGGAGTTATGGGTGCTGCTGTTTATACAAACTGCCCTGCGATGTGCTTACTTGATTTACTTACAAATACAAGATACGGTCTGGGAAATCATGTTACTGATAGTAATTTAGATTTATTTAGTTTTGTAGCTGCTAGTAAGTTTGCAAACGAAGAAGTAGATGATGGAACAGGATCAGGTGCGAAAGAGGCTAGATTTAGTTGCAATGTAAATATTCAAAGTCCTAAAGAAGCATTTGCAGCAATAAATGATTTAGCTGGTGTTATGAGATGTATGCCAATATGGTCTGCTGGTTCTGTATCCATATCTCAAGACAAACCAACTACAGCAAGTTATTTATTTAATTTAGCTAATGTTGGAGAGGCAGGATTTACATATCAAGGTAGCAGTTTAAAACAACGTCATTCTGTTATTTCTGTTAGCTACTTCAACATGGATTCAAAAGAAGTTGATTTTGAAGTAGTAGAAGATGCAACAGCAATATCTAAATTTGGAACGATAGTAAAACAGGTAAAAGCATTTGCTTGTACATCTCGTAATCAAGCTGCAAGATTAGGCCGTGCAATACTCTTTGCTGAACAAAATGAAAGTGAAACAGTTACATTTTCAACTTCAATAGATGCAGGAATTGTTGTCAGACCTGGTTCTGTAATTGAAATAAACGATCCAGTAAGAGCAGGAGCTAGAAGGGGTGGTCGTGTTGTGGCTGCAACAACTACGACTATTACTATTGATGCAGAAGCACAAACAACTTTACCAGCCTTAAATGATAATCCAACTATCAGTGTAATTTTATCTGATGGGTTAGTTGAATCTAAAAGTATATCTGATATTACAGGAGCAGTTTTAACAGTAAGTTCTGCTTTTTCTTCTGCACCAAATGTAAATGCACCCTATCTAATATCTAGTACAACTTTGCAAACTCAGTTGTTTAGAGTTATCCAAGTTACAGAAGAAGATGATGTAAATTACACAATTACAGCTTTATCTTATGTTGAAGGTAAATATGCGTTTATTGAAGATGGAACTGCCTTACCAACAAGAACTATATCAGTATTAAATGCTCCTGCTTCTCCTCCTAGTAATTTAACAGTAACAGAGCAGACAGTGGTTATAAATAGTATTGCTAGAAGTAAACTTATTGTTGATTGGCAACCTGTTGTTGGTTCTACTCAATATCTTGTCAATTACAAAGTTGAAAATGGTAACTATGTTTCTCAAACTGTATTTAGTAGTGATTTTGAACTTTTAGATACTGTAAAAGCAACTTATACAATTCAAGTATTTTCATATAATGCTTTAGGGGAGATATCTACTAATGCAACTGAAACAACATTTACTGCTCAAGGTAAAACTGCATTACCAGAAGATGTATCTGGACTTACTATTGAACCCATAAATGAACAGTTTGTAAGATTAAGATTTACACAAGCAACTGCTATAGATGTTCTTCACGGAGGTCGGGTTTATATACGGCATACAAATCAAACTGGAGGATCTGCTACATTCCAATCTGGACAAGATGTTATCGAAGCTGTATCTGGTAACACAACAGAAGTTATTGCTCCTGCTTTGGCAGGAACTTATCTTCTTAAATTTCAAGACGATGGCGGTAGATTCAGTGCAAATGCAGCAAGTGTAGCTTTATCTATTGTTGATATTTTAGATTCTATTACTGTTAAAACTGATAGAGAAGATACTGATGGAACACCATATAACGGAACTAAATCAAATCTTACTTTTGACTCTACTCTTGGTGGATTGAAACTTACAGATCCGACAGCAAATGCTAGTGGTACTTATGATTTTGTAGATACTCTTGATCTTGGTGGTACATTCTCACTTGTCTTAAAAAGACATTTTCAAGGAGTTGGTTTCTATACAGGAGATCAGTTTGATAACAGAACAGACAATATAGACACTTGGACAGACTTTGATGGAACTATTGCTAATGATGTAAACGCAAAAATGGCCGTACGAACCACAACCGATAATCCCTCTAGTTCACCTACTTATACATCTTTTAATGATTTTGCTAATGGAACATTTAAAGGTCGAGGATTTCAGTTCAGAATTAGTATAGATACAGCAGATACAGCACAGAATATAAATCTTCAGCAAGCAGGATATACAGCGACAATGCCATCAAGAACTGAGCAATCTTCTGTTATAGCATCTGGAGCAGGAGCAAAAGCTGTTACATTTACAGCACCATTTTTTGTTGGAACGTCTGGGCTAGGTAATCTAAATAGTTTCTTACCTTCTGTTAATATTTCTCCACAGAATATGGCATCGGGAGATTACTTTGAACTTAGCAGTATATCTGGAACTGGTTTTACAGTTCACTTTAAAAACTCAAGTAATGCTAGTATTGATAGAAACTTTACCTACAGTGCTGTTGGTTTCGGCAAAGGAGGGTAACATGGAGAAAAATAGTATTTAATTGTGGCTGACGTAACTAATTACACTATTGAAAATGCTTCTGGAGCAAATGTAAGAACAGATTTAAATGCTGTTTTTGCTGCGATCCAATCAAGTAATTCAAAGTCATCTGATCTAGCTTCAAGTCAATGTGTAGCTGGTATGCCATTTTTAAATACCACTACAAATATTTTAAAAATAAGAAACTCAAGTAATGGTGCGTTTACTGAAATAGGAAATATAGACCAAACTAATTTAGGTTTGCTATCAAAAGCTGGCGGTACTATGACAGGTCCGTTGTTGATAGATGATTCTTCAAGTGCTTCTACTCCAGCATTAAGTTTCGATACAGATACAGATTTAGGTTTATTTAGAAAATCTGCAAACGTAATGGGATTTTCGTCTAGTGGTACAGAGCAGATGATATTCGATGCTAATGGATTAACACTTCAAGCACAGAATGATCTTAGATTCGCTGATGCTGATAGTAGCCATTATGTAGGATTTCAAGCACCAGCTACAGTCTCTTCTAGCCTTACTTGGACATTACCTGCTACTGATGCTGCTGTTTCTGGCTATGCTCTTGTATCTGATGCTTCTGGTACGTTAAGTTGGGCTGCTGCTGGAGGTGGAGCAGTTGGCGGAGGATCTAATGAAATATTCTGGGAAAACGATCAAACTATTACAAGTAATTACACAATCACAAATGGTAAAAATGCTGGCAGCTTTGGTCCAATTACTATACAATCAGGAGTAACAGTCACAGTTGGTAGTGGCGAAACTTGGACAGTTGTTTAAATTATGAGCCAAATTAAAGTTGACAGTATAGTTCCAGTTGCAGGTGTAGCCTCTGGACAAGGTGGTGGAATAGTTCAAGTTGTTACTGGCAGCACTAATAACAGAACGGAAACAACCAGCACAAGTTTTGTAGACACAAATCTTTCAGCAACAATAACCCCAAAAAATTCAAGTAGTAAAATTAAAGTGACAGTAAGCACTACTGTACAAGGAACTCAAAATAACTCATTTATTAGGCTAACTGTTTTTAGGGGAGGCTCAAGCGGTACAAATATTGGTGCTACAAACACTGGAATTATGCAAATGGGTATTAATAACGGAAATGATTTTATTGGTTGCGGTACATTTTCAGTTATTGACTCACCATCAACAACAAGTGCAACTACATATTTAGTGAAATTTAGGAAAGACGGTAATGGAACTGTTAAAGTACCGTCTAGCAACGGTGAAGAAGATGCAGTAATTACATTAGAGGAGGTGTCAGCATGATTGAAAAAGGAGATATTATTTTTCAACTATACCCAAATGTTGTTGTAGTAAATTGGGAAGGAGAAACTCCTACAGCAAAAGACGCAACAGGTAATATTGTTTCTGTTGATTTAAGTGCTGTTGAGGCTGAATTAGCAAAGCAAGATTATAAAAATAAAAGAGTACGCACTGGATCAACAGTTTATAGTTCTTTTGCAGATCAACTTGATATGTTGTACAAGGATATAGTTGCAGGTAAACTAGACACAACTGGAACGTGGGCAACCCACATTAAAGCCGTTAAAGACGCAAATCCAAAACCATGAGTACATTAGCAGTCGGTACAATTAAAAGTGTTTCTTCCGCAGCACCAGTATTTCAAAATACAAGTGGGACAGAAAAAGGACAGCTTGCAAAAGTTTGGTGTTGTTTTAGCGGTACTGGTACTGTTGCTATTTTAGATAGTTTTAATACTTCATCTATAACAGATCAAGGAACAGGCGAATATAAAATAAATTATTCATCTAGTTTTTCAAACACTAATTATTGTATTCAGGGTGGAGTAATTGGTACTTCTAATGCTGATTCTGTTGTTGCATCAGCAAAAAATGGTGGCTCACCTTCTGCTGATCGTGAAGCAGGTGCAACACAATTTGAAGTGAGATATGCACCAAGCAACTCGCTTTTAGACGCCGATCGTGTCAGCATTGTAGTTTTTGGACAAAATTAATTATGTCAACACTCAAAGTCAACACAATTCAAAATACAAGCGGTGGTTCAAGTTCTACACCAGAACAGATTGAACAAGGTAGAGCAAAGGCTTGGATTAATTTCAATCAGCAAAACACACAAGCTATCCGTGATTCTTTTAATGTCAGTTCTATAACTGATTTAGAAACTGGTCGAACTCAAGTAAATTTTTCAACTGCTTTTAGTAATAGTAATTATTCAGTACTTTGCAGTGG